CCTGCGCTTCAAGATAGTCCTTGAACGATTTTGGATCAGCGAAATCATCCTCCGTTGCAGGACGGGTGGCAGGTGCTTCCCCCGGCTTGGCCTTGACGCCCTTAACAGCATGAACCAGTCCCATCGGGAGGCCGATCTGCACAGCTTCTGCAGCGGTCTGGTTCAGCCTAATATCGCCCCGCTCCGCGTACTGTCCCGCCGCGCTCATGGCAGCGCCACCTACCGCCGCCTCCGCTGTTACACCAGCTGCGTCGGCCGCTCTCTTATACTGCTTCACCATCCCAGCGAGCTTGCCTCCCATACCGAGCCCGCCCAGGGCGAGCATCTCGGGATCCTGAATCAGCCCCGCAACGAGTTGTCCAGCAAACCCTGAAGGATTCTCGATCGCTGCTTCGACTGTGCCCTTGAGAGCTTCCGTAAAGCCCTTGTGCTCCTCCTCCGTAGCGATCTTGTACCCGTCAACCAGGTCCTTGAGCATGTTATTATAGGTGAAGATTTCGGAAGGTGTGGCCGTATGAGTGCGGATCTTCGATGCGATAGTATCCAGATCCACCCCGCCAAGCGCCTCGGGCATCTTAGGTGCATACTTGCGTCCTAGCTTAGCAAATCCCTCCGCGACGTTGCTGAAGAAGCTGAATTTCAACCTCGCTGAATCCAGCGCGTCGGTGAAAGTGGGCTTAACTGGCTGACCAGTATTAGGGTCGAATTTCTGGCGAGCGGATTCCTTGTCGAGAAAGTGGTTGAGAATCTGCTTCCCGCCTTCGCCCATAGAGGACTCGGGCGCTTCACCAGGCTTCATTCCGGAAGCGGCAGCGAGATCTGTCGGGCCTTCTTGTTTCTTCGTCGTAGTTGGTGCAGCAGTCTCCTTCTCCACCGGCTTCGCTGTAGACAGATCAAATCCGCTGTCCGTCCATCCAGCACCTACCGGCTTTGCCGTTGCAAGGTCGAATGCCATCAACGTCCCTGTCGCGCAGCGAAGTCTTCCGCCGATTCTTCACTCTCAACATCAGCCTCGCGATCATCGTCAGAGGGCCGAGCCACATCGAATTCCCTTCCATTAGGCGAGACGTAGGCTCGATTTCCTTTCGCATCCTCCATCAACTTCCAGCCCTTGTCGTTGGTCTCAGGCATCGCGCCCTTGACCTCTCCGCGCCCGCTCCTGCCGGGCCTGTAATGCGTTTCGTCGCTTCCTGTAAAAGGAATGGAAACGCCAAAGAGTTTGTACGTCTCATTTATCGTCTTGAAATCATTCCGACGTTCTTCTATAGCAATATCTAGCGCCTCTTCTTGATCAACACCACGTGTAGAGGAAAGCAGCATTGCACGACTGGCTATGTCTCTAGCAGCAGACTGAACCTCCTTCTGTGGTAAGTCAGAAAACCTACCAGCAATCTTGTCTTCTGCACTAGCCAGCAGAGGGGGGCTGGGGTACTTTATCGGCCCGTTTTTAGCAGCCCGCTGCATCTGCTTCTCGCGGAGCCGATCCAGCGTCTCCATCTGCTTCTTGCGCGTACCATAGAAATCGAGGGCCGCCTCTCGAAGCTTATGTTCATCCTCCGCTGCTTCCTGCGCGCGCTTGTCCTTGGCCCAGGCCATCCCGGCCTTGTTAGTGTCCCGCCGGGAGGCGACCTTAGCTTCGTCGTACATACCAGAGAATGGATTCGGTTGCCCAGGAAAACGCTCGGAGAACTGCATTGAAGCTGCGTCCTGATCGGCCTGATTGGTCACTCCCGCCCAGAGCTGGTCTTCATAATCCACCGTCTCCTGTTGACGCGCGAATTCTTGATTCTTCTTCATGTCCTCTTCACGATGGACCGTTGCAAGTTGCTGCATAAGTTTCGCAGCCTTCTCTGAATATCCCGCTGCAGCCGCCGGCTCGCCTCCTGCATTCATCGCATCGGCGGTCTGCAGGAGACTCTGGATCTGCCCCTCTACTCCAGCAATAACCTGCTGCCTTTTCTGCGCCATCTGCTGCATGATCTCAGCCTGGCGCTTCATGCTCTGGTTGACCATCCGCTGGTGCTCAGCCCTCGCGGAGAGATCCTGCGCTTCGGCCTGTTTAACCTGCGTACTCGCGATCTGCCCCCGCATATCGCGGTAGCCGGAGAAGAAATTCCCCACGTCACCGCCAGCCTGCTGCTGGAAGGCGCCGAGGAATTGGCCGAGATCGCTGTTGGGATCAGGGGGCATAGCGTGTTACCAGCCACTATCTCCAGTAGTTCCCCAAGTGCTTCCGTACGGATCGCCTCCACCAGGAACGGAGAGACCACTAGAGTAGGGATTGCTAACCTGGCCCTGCTGTCCTAGCGCACTGAAGATCGATCCCAACCCCTGACTGAGACCCTGATATCCGCCCTGAATGCCTTGAGCAGTCAACGTCCCAGCCGTTCCCGGGCTTCCTATATCCGCCCCCGCAAGATGCGCGAGCATCTGTTCCCAATTCGAGAACGACGACATCGCTAGGCCCTGACCGAATTGAATATCCGCTGCGTTAGCAGTGCCTCCTCCAAGATTCCCCGCTGCAGCTTGTCCCCGTCCCAACGCCTGCATGCCTTGATCAAACTGGAACTGATATCCAGGCGTCTTGGTAATACTGGAAGGGTCACGCATGAGGGCAGAGAGTTGATCCTGATACTGTCCTCGCTGACCGGCAAATGGATCCGCTGCAGAGGCACCTTGACTCCCAGCCTGCGTAGCGCCGTAGATCGAGGTACCCGCTCCGACAACAGCTGAGATTAATCCTGCGTATGCGAAAGGCACGACCTGCCTCCCTTATCAAGATGGATACAGACGGTCATCACGATATTGTCAACGTCACCTTCGTTGACAACTTCATGCATGATGTTATTCATAACGCTATAAATGTCCCCCGTCTGCGCACGGAATTCTTCCCCTGTGTCAGGATAACGCCATACTACGCGCGGATCGGTCTGCAGGTAGACATTAAACCTGTCATGATAATCCACGTGCCAGCCCTTGTCAATATGAGGATAAACACGCTTACCTGCAGGGATCTTATAAATCAGAACACCACCTAGGCTCTCTCCGTTGAGGCCAGTCATCAGGTTGAAGATAATCGGCCTCGCAGCAGGAAGTGCATAATAGGCAGGGTACCAAATAGGGTGGTGCTCGTCAGCGAAGTGGGAGTAGTCTCCACGTTCCTTGTGTTTGGTTTCGTCTTTGTACCTGAGCCAGATATCGCTTGATTCCCTGTGTGGTCCATACTCCGCCAGCCGCGCAGGGTTGCGATTCCACAGCTCGGGCTGGCGATGTAGCTCCAACAGCAATGGCATCACCTGTACGTTCTGAGCAATTCGCAGAAAGTTCTTCATCTCTCCAGTACCTCCTGTAGCTGCTCCTTATCCACAGGCAACACCAGCGTCTCATCTACCCGTGCTGGATCTCGCTCTTCGGTCGCGTGGATACAGAACCATACGCAGTCGGTAATAGCCCTAACTCGATGATAAGTCTTCGCGGGGATCACCACAACGCAAGGCCCCTGACGCAAGGCCAAATCCACCTCGGCAACACCACTGGCCAGGATGGACAGGTGCTCGTAGACATGTTGGTGCTGGACCAGCACGCATCCCGCTGGGATATGGGTCTCCTTCGCATAGGTCCCGCCACCGAAGTGATGTACAACAGGCAAGAGGTCAGGATTTATCTCGATCATAGCGGAGAAATCACTAAAGTAGGCGCGGCTGCAGGATAGGTGATTTTAAGAAAATCACCACCAGATAAGACTACTGGGGCTGTAACTGCATAATAAGTCACTCCATCACGACTGAACTGAATAGACGTGATCGTGCCAGTTACAATAGCTTGCTGTAACGAGCTGGTTGTGTTCCTATATGTGAAGGGCGAAGCTCCTACAGCTGGCGTTGTGGCAGTGCTTGACGTAGCGAATAGTGACGAAACCGCCTGAAGCCACCCTTTCCACGTCTGATGCAGCTCTCCCTTCTGTCCTTGATGTAGGGGAATATCCAGAGGAAGGCTTCCAGGTCGTGGCATCAAGCGCCTCCGTGCAAAAGGTCAAGCTCCACTGCTTCTATCCGGAACTGGTATGGCGCTTTGTATCGGAAGTGATATCCACGTCGCCTGAACGTACCACAATTAGTTAGCGTCGGCCTCTTTGTGTTTAGGTCCACTTCCCTAAATTGAGAGAATGATTTGAAATCATCTTCTGTATAGCGCACAGACAACAGGGCCGGCTGCTGATCTGCAATAAAGTCCATCCGCATGAGAGTCTTCTTCCGGCGCGTCCCCGCATCGTAATTGGCAGTGTAGATATCTACTGGAACGACCAGCTTGTTGCCTAGTCCATCTGCATCCGTCACGAACTCTTCATCAATAGCGAAGATCTGATTCGCGTTCGTACCGATAGTGCTTTGAGCAAGAATGGTCGAATCTGGCTTTGCAACGATGCTCATCCAAGGCCAGTAATTACCCTTAGCATCAGTCCACAGATACCAGATGTTCTGCCCTATATCATAGACAAGAGTGATGTTAGAGCCTATAGCTGTGAGACCGTAGAATAGATGGCCTGAGTCCTTAAAGGAGAACGAGTTATAGGGCCCGGTTACGTCATCCAATAGCCTCTCTACTCCAGGAGTCGAAATGCGCTCGTGTTGGCCAGCAGCAAATGTTGCTACGAAGGCAGAGGACTGCTTAGACTGAGCGAGCCAAAACAGCCGGTCCTCTACATCTTGAACAGTGTTACCATCGATGCAGCCCCACTGGAAGGCGGAGTTCGGATATGCCAGCAGAGGAGAGCCAACAGGATTATTCGCATCATAGAGTAGTTCAGTAGAGTTAGTCTTCAACGCAACAATGTAGGAGTGATTTCTCGCTAACGCGACGCCAACACCAGGAACAGCTTGAGCTGGAATGTTATTGAGTCCATTCCAGGTAGTGGGATCATTTAAGTTGCTTCCCCAAATAATTCCATCTACGGCCATGAAATAGGTCGTTGCATCGAGCACAACCAGACCAACTGTAGGCGCGTTAGAGCCTGCAGGAGAGACGACAGGAGTCAGAACACTGAGCGCCACATCGAGCGTGAAGAACTGTCCACCAACAATGCCAAAGATCCTTTCTCCATCTAGTCCACTGGAACCAGGATTGTACTGAATTGCGCCGGTAAAAGGCTGTTCGCCAACAAAGGGAACACCAAGTGCGATAGGCGCTCCAGTTCCCTCAATATACGCGTAAGAGCTGTTTGTTCCAGACGATGCAAAGAAGGTAACGAGCTTGATAATCGTGCCTATAGCAGCTGTAGCGACGTACTGCCCTAGCGGTGTGAGTGGCCCCGCTGGCATGGAAGGAATAGTGAACGATGTTGAAACACCTTGGCGCTTGACTACCTTGTAAAGGCCTAACTCGTCTTTCTCTGCATACGCGTTGATGAGCTTCGGATCCTTGCTTGTAGAGCCAAATCGGCTCTCCAGGGGCTCAACCAGCGGTAAACGAGGGCGCTTGGTTTCGGGCTGAGCACTCACCTAAACCTCGACAAGTGATAGCCAGCACGGGGATCAGGCTGGAACTGCACGCCTGTATCCTCCACGTCGAAGCCCTCGAGCATCGTCCTATACAGTAGCGCTTTCTCTGCACAGCGTTGCATGATCGCTGCGGGCTGGCCAATGCAGATTTCATCGGCCAGACTCCACACCAAAAAGAGGAACCATTCCGTTGGAAACTGGGTCTGTTCGTTGAGCTGCAGCATCTGAGGCGCACGTTGCCGAACCAGCACGTGAGCTGTGCCCAACGCCGCTGTCGAGTCCGGAATCGGCCATAGGTTGAAGTTGAACGTCGTCGCTTGCTTGTCGACAAAGAAATTGGTCGGTTGGCCCTGTTGGGAACGGGTGCTCAAGGTGTTCCACTCATTCCACGAATAGGGGATGAGTGGGTACTGAGAACCGCTGGGGTAAAGATAATACGCTTCCCTCATCTGTTGAGGGTTAGTATTGGAGTTGACAAAGGCGTTGGTGATAGGGTAAGCTTGTATACCTGCGACCAACGTTACTGGCGTATCCTTCCACAGGAACAGCTTGAGCCCCTGTGTCATGTTCAGCTGGACTATTTGGTTGAGTCGATTCACGTGATTAGCAAAATCCTCTCCATTCGGAGTCGCTGTCTTGTCAATAAGCTGCGCCTCTCGCATTGCGTCCCTGACACAGAGCTCAGCTGTGTTGAAGAGGACGGGAGTGGTAGCCATTGCTATGAAACGCAGAGCACTCCGCCATTATTCCACAGCACACCTGCTGTGGCTGGCAGAGTCGTTGGAAGTGCACCAAAGGGATTGGAGCTTTGTGGCTGCGCGACGGTGATAGAGTTGCTTAACGCGCTATAGCCTCCAAGGTCTGTAGTCACGTAAAAGGTGTACGCCTGGCCATTAGCCAATCCTGAAACAGTGACACTAATCACTGTCCCTAACAACGTGTCCCACAATAGAAGAGCACCTGTATAGACAAAGTATCTTCCTGGTGCACCCGCCACAGGTTGCGTCCAGCTCACCGTCGCGGAGCCACTACCGGCAGCTCCGGCTGTAGCTGTGACGGAAGTTGGATCGAAATCTGACATATCACCGGTGGCGCGGGCGGAGCAACAGGATAGTTGCGACCAGCAGGAAGAGCATCACTCCTAAGAGTATCTGGGTACGCTGAAGCTCCTGCCCCTGCTGCTGTAGCGCACGAACTGCCAACGCTGTTACACATTCTTGACGATAACTCTTCGGTGTTACCATATCATCTTCATAAATCGCGCATTGTGGGACTATAAGGGCGACATTCTCTGCTATAAGTCCAACCTGCGAGGTCCTGTGATTTGGATCTCGATTCTCACCCTTCATCCTAAAGGTGCTCACCGTGAGCTGAGCGAGTTGAGCTAACGCGTTGCCAGTGTACGCCTTGATGTTCTCCTTGAAACGCGCTGAGGAAATTGTACAGGCCGAGGTCTGTAACAGCACGGTACCACCAGCAGCTAGGCATAGGAAATCAGCATTGGTACCAGTGGTAATACCACCCAACACGGTTTTACCAGTGTTTCCGGAGTTGCCAATCGTAATGATCCCGCTGGAGCTGCCTGTGTTGATGTTCGTAGCATTGTTCTGGTTGTTGTTCATCTGCACCGTACCCTGAATGGTGGCAGTGGTGGCGTTAGTCGTCACCGCATTGGATCCCCCGCCCACTGTGACCGTGCTAGAAGTTGAGCCTGTACCGATGTTGGTAGCGAAGTTCGCGTTGCTATTGATGTTAACTGCATCGACGATGTTCACCGTACCGCTGCCGGCTCCCAACGTGACAGTCCCACTAGAAGTACCAGTATTGATGTTCGTGTTGAAGTTGCTGCTGACGTTGAACTGTGTAGTCGCCCCGAAAACATTTGCACCCAGGTTACCCTGGATCTGACCGCCGAAAAGCGCTTTTCCTTGTGTGTGAAGCGACCATGCATTGGTAGCTGTCACGTTTGTTCCGGCCAATGGAGTTGCCAGAAAAAGAGTATCCAGGTTCGTGATCGTGGTGCCAATATTGGTAGCCGCAATCGTTGATGCTGGGAAGGCATAGATCGCCTCCGTCGTAACCACTCCGCTGGCAGTCGAATCGGTATAGGTCGTACCAGTTCCTTTGAAACCTACGCCGCCCGTAGTCCAAGATGGGGCCGATACGTTGCCATTGCCTAATGACAGCGGACCTCCTATCACAGTGGTACTCGTGGGATCGTTGATTACACCAGCTGGGTTGATGCAAAACCCCGTACTCTTGAATGCGCAGCCGTTGGTCTGGAATGTCACCCCGGAGAAGTCCACTCCGTTGAGCGCGATAGCGTTGCTGACCCCCCCACTCACACGGCTCTGTGCGGTGATCAGTGTGCTGTCAGTTCCAAAGGGATACACATGCCCATAGCCCCCAAACGAGATCCCATACTGCCATGTGGTAGAGGATGAGTTTTGGTTGACGAACTCGACTGCGGAGTCATCGTAAGCTCCCCTAACTGCGTCTGCACTCGTTTGGACAATAGTGATGCCGTGCTTTTCAGCTGCAGAAGCGCCACTCGCAATAGCTACGTCAAACTCGGAAGCGTTAATAAGCGACAGGAATGTAGCTAGCGACGTTGTAAAGGCGTTGGAATTGCTACCAAACACACCGCCCTTGTAGTTAGCGTATGCACCTGTAGTACCAGTAAGGTTGGCATTCACTCCCGTTACGAACGTTCCACCGACGTAACTACCATTACCCAGCGCTCCAGGAGTTGCCTCCACGTGCATATTGCCATACAGCGCACTACGACCACCCGTAAACCCAGCTCGTGTCGATTCCGTTACCTCGAAGGTTGAGAGTATTCCACTACCACTGGTTGTCGTATCTACTGTATCATTAGCAATACACAGGTTCATGGGGCTAGTAACAGTACAGGTAGTAGGTGTAGAAGCTGTGCCACTTATAGTAAGACTGGGAATGAACAGCCATGAGTTGGAAGCGCTGGAAGGGCCTGTGTAAACCAGGTTGTTACCAAACTGTAAACCCTTGATGATAGGCGATGGATACGCCTGTCCCAACGCCAGCCCAGGCACCAACAGTAACACAAGAGGCGATAGTTTCACGTTCCCTCCCTCACGCCCGATAGAGCTTGATCAGCTCCAGCACAATTGTGTAGACCTGCACGGTCCCCGGAGGATACCCTACAGTCCTGAGATTGATATCCCCTGTATAGCCCGAACGGATCTGATCCGGCACGAAGCCTCCGTAACCATAGGCATGAATCTTCCCGCTCCGAGTAAGATTGAAGATCTGCTGCGGCGTGTTCGCCTGCCATTCCAGCAACACCTCCAATGCATTCCCCACAGAGAACTCAATCAAATCCATCCTCAACCCCACCAGCCGTGCGTTAGGCTCGTTACTACTAAACATACTCAACGCAACTGCAGGACGGAGATATACATCGCTGGAGTCCAACGCCCCCGTCAGTTTGATCACAGCATTACGCGGGCCCTCTTCAGTGATTTGGTAATCTGTAACATTAGACATAGAGGACCTCTAATAGATATAAACGATCGGTGCCTTGCCAGCGTTGAACGTCGTAGGCACCGTGATCGATGCAGGGAATGTTCCGAACACACCAGCGACGACTGAGTTCGCACAGATGTCTAGATAAGGGGCTGGTACAGTTTGAATGGCTCCTGCAGCTGTGCCATTACCCTGGACACCAATATAGTACTGGCTAGGACCGAAGAGTTGGAGGCCAGTGATCACAGCTCCCACTCCATCTAGAGTAAGCGTCAGCTCGATAAAGGTATTCGCAGAGCCATTTAATACTGTTCCTGCTACAGCTGAACTAGCAAGTAGCTTCCCGTTGCTGTTATAAACTGTGACAGCAATATTATCAGTAGTTGCCGTTCCCCCCTGAAGCACTCCTACCTTGGTAATAAACCTATTAACTGGCACCCAAATATCTGTCATCCAGAGCTGGATCACATCCGTTGTATTCGTCCCCATAGCGGCCAGAGATACAGCCCCAATAGGCACGTTGCTGAGCTTGAGCTTGCCCCCTGGAACCGAAGGGGATTCTAGCGCGATGTCGAGTCCAGGGGGGTTTGCCATAGCCTTCTCCTTTCAGCCTTACTGACCAGTCGGCCGCTCGATGTAGCCGAGTTCGAACACCCAGCTTGGCGCAGCAGCATTACTGGCTCCCCACATCTCAAGCGTCCAGAAAAATCCTGGCGCAATGATTTGCGGAGCACACGGGAGGGAGAGGCTTTTCACCAGCGTCTGGGTGCCGATGGAGTCACAGCTTGCTGCCGGATTGCCGAAGTTGAAGAACCACTGATCCTGCGCTACAGGGATGGCACCTGATACCAGCCCAGCGCCCGTCAACCTTCCTTGCCCTGACATAATCACCGTTGTGTTAGCACCGAAGCTGATCGACGCCTTGGACACATTGTTGGAGAGGGAATTCACATTCTGCGGGGTGATGGCAGTACCAGGAGTGGTGAGCTTTGTCGACAGCGGATCCATCCGAAACGCGTAGGACCAAATGCTTGCACTGGTCGGGACCTGAACGACATACATCTTCAGATACCGCAGGTAGATGTTGATCCCGCTACCTGCAGCGTTCTGGTTGTTTATCACCATCACAGGTGAGGCCTGTGCATGGGTCGAGCTCTGGGTTGCAGCATCATCTACAACACTGGTCGTTGTGGCGATCGCCGTTCCAGGTGTAGGACTAGTTGCAATAAAGAAGTTCCCCTCGTCCGCCGCTGCGGCGTCGCCAGCGAAGATAAGCGATTGCTTGGTCGAACCAGAGACAGGATAGTTGAGGTTTGGAAGTGCTTGTGCCATTTAGGTCTCCAGATAGACGAAGGGTTAGGTGTTAGCCGGAAGGAGCAAGCCGGATTTATCCGCTGCGCCGGTGTTGTTGACAAAGTTCTGGTCGAACGCCAACTTGGTACCCGTTGGTGCGATCAGTGGCGTGCTAGTGAGGCTCCAAACCTGATTGTCGTGCACGTGGCCCGTGCAAGCAGTGGAGCTGCTCGATAGCAATAGTCCACCGGAGGCGGAGGTGTTAGGCCTGTTGAGGATGTTCCAGCCAATCTCCAGATTGAGGTGGGTAAACGATCCCGCAGCGAGCAGAATGGCCGTGTCATTCAACACAGCCAGATCAACGTAATTGCTGTTGAGCTGCATCTGCGCTGCAGCCCCAAGCGGCTTGATCACCGTCGTCGCAGCTGTAGTGCCAAGTCCGTAGACGCGATTGCGTGTAAACTGGAATCCGTTCACGGCCTTGGCTGTGCCTGATCCTGAGAAGATTGAAACGAAGTTCAATCCTGACGTGAGATCTCGGAACTCACAGTTGTCAATGGCGAAGTCTATCGTCCCGGTATCGAGGGAGCCAGAGGCAAAGGTGAGACTGGTGTTGACCGTGTAGACGCCCACACCGCCTGTGGTGCCGCTAACCTGATTCAGGATGATTACTCCAAAGGGCACAGTGCCTGTAGGCACGATCGAAGCGCCGGGGATTATTGTTCCCGAGCCTATAGCCGTCACCGTCATAGCAGTCCCGCTAATCGACGCCGTGAAGTTAGCTGTCGTAGCAGTGAAACAAGCAGCGATGGCAGCAAAGTTGGCCAGGAATAGACAATTCTGGATCGACATCCCAGCGGCCTGCACGCTAATCGTGGTGGTCGCTCCGCCACCAATAGTGAAGGTTGGGCGCATCAGCCCTGCTCCGAGGCCGATGATGGCACAGCCAGCTTGGTTAAGGGCTAGGGCCGTTGCAGTGGAGATGGATTCCTTGTGTCCAGGTAGGATAAACAGTATATCCGAACGAGCCTGTTGGATACCCTGATTGGACGATAGACTCCCCGAGCCCGTGCTGCCCGAATTGAGGGCACCCTGAAGAGTCCCGAATGGGGATAGGAATGTCCCCCTATTCCCGTCCGAACCTCCCCGGGCGCCCTGAATGAGGGCAGGACCATTGCCGAGGAAGAAGACTTGACCGGGGTTCATCTGCATCAGGGGCATTCCCCTAACCGTGAGCCCGTTAGCGAAACCTCCTGGATAATTCGAGAAGGTTGGACTTGCGCCAGTTGACATCAAAATCTCCTAAACGATGAATCTCAAGTCATCACGCCCTCTTGCGAGAAGCGAGGAGGTTACGTGAACATGTTACACGCGGGAAACCGGTTCACGTTTTCATTAAACCATCAAGTAGTTCGTCTGCGTCTATTTTACTAATCTGGATCTTCGGCAAACTTTCAAGATATGTAATAGCACATAAGAGCGTGCCTATATGATGACGAAATAGCCCTATGCCTGTATTGCAGTTGCTGCACAACAAACCCCTGATAGCACCTGTTCTCTCGTCATGATCTACTGTAAGAGGAAACACCTTTCCATCACGCTGCCTGAACTCAGGCCGTTCACATATAGCACAGACGCCCTTTTGCGCTGCGTGCAGTTCGTTGTACTGCTGTATCGTTATTCCATAAGTGCCTTTCAACTTCGTATCCATTACCTTCATTGGACGATTTCGACGATACCAGGTTACATAATGCACTTGACACATACCACGCGTTTGAGCGTTGCGAACACAGTCCTTGACGGAACAAGGCCCTTTATCACGCGCCCTGTATTCGTCATAATGCCAACTGCACCAACCATAATAATCGCCGTCCTTGTCACAGCTTTCTGCTCTGCACTTCATACTAAGGCTCCCGAAAAGCGGGAGAAGCTCAATAGCTCCACCCGCTTCAGGATACCCTAGCTCGATACACATGTCAATACCGCGTTCGCGTTACTTGTCGTTCAAGCTTTATGGTCCGTTACTACCGTATGCGCCACGAGGATCTGTAATGCCTACAGAGAGACGAAAGTAACACAAAGCTTTTGCGTTCTTAGTATCAAAATCGTTGTCCATCTTCAGCTCCGGCCGCTCTCGCCAAAACGCGGTCATCCCGTTCGGCACATTCGTCCTGACGTACCACGCTCCCGGGTTAGTGAAGTAGTGATTAAGCTTGATTCCCTTTGGGAAGGCGTTCGTCGCGTGCAGAACGTTGATGTCGTTGTTGCTTCCTCCAGGTTGCAACACGCTCTTCAGGATCCGATTCGCGTTGAACCAGTTATTACGATGAATGTGAAGCGACTCTGGCATGGCTGAGAAGAACAGCCCGCGGTCCGTCTGCACACCCATAATCTGAATACTGATATCCTCCAAGGAGGTTTCCGCAAGGTCCGCTGCGGGCGACAGTGCATTGCTGTATGTCCCACCAGTGACCTGGGTGTGGAGTGTGCTGAATAGCGCTACACCATCCCCCGCAACGAAGAACGTTGTAACGAACCCGTTGTTGTAGAGAAAAGCGCAGATGTTCTCAATAGTCTGATTGATCGAGAAGGCATTTGCCTTGGCACGACGATTTGCTACTGCGTCGTACAGGTTGTCCTTCAACTCCTCGTGCGTGACCATGTAGCCCAGCGAATAGGGCGTCGGCACGTAACGGGTGAGGATGCCTTGCAGCTCCGAATCGTAGGTACCGGGCTCGCCCTCAGGCTTGACCGACGCCAGACCGAAGCCGCTGACTTGAACATCTTCCTCGTACGCCTGTTCCGAGTCGTCCCAGGTATAGAGATCGAGATACTCGGCCGCATGCTCGGTATAGACTTGTCCCCATGTTGCATGAACTCCCGGCCATAAGAGCTTAGGGTGGGAGCCAGTGTTGATAACGCCACCAGGCATCTTAGTCTCCCATCATGGCGAGGTAGTTCCGCCAGAAAATTCATGGTTGTTGATCGTGACCAGCCATTTTTGAAATTGCGCGAAGGGCGTGTTGTCAGGCCTTTGCACAGCCTGAATAATCTTCAGGTTCAGCGTGCTGGTCGTCGTGACTGAGTTGTTGTCCAGGAACGCCGGGCTGATTGTCAGCGTCGAGGTTCGGGTGCCTAGGCTGTAATTGGCGTTGCGGTTGATACTGGCTGAAGTGAGGACGGAACCGACGCCACCTTCTTGCACTTCAAAGATCACGTCTGGATCGTCAACGACCAGAGCGTACCAGTTAACGGCTTGCGCGCCTGCAGGGCGAGTGGGCAGCTGGTTGAGGTTGTTCGGGTTGATGAAGGGACCGTTACGAATCGTCCCTAGACCAACAATCACACCTCGTGTGGCAGTGCCAGCAACCCCCAACGTTACTGCGGGGACTCCGAATGTGTCAGCACCTGCGTTGCCGATCGTGGTGACTGGATCACCGATCCAATATTGCGCGGTGTCAGCGGCGAGGATACAGTACTGCTTCGCCTGGCCATTCCAGACATTTGCACGAGCGTACTTGACAGGAGCCAGCCCACTCGGCTGGTTGAGGTTAGCGATTTGAGGTCTCCTTTCAGAAGGCTAAGTTAAGGAGTTCGTTTGTGGAACATAGTCTTTTTCCCCTGCTTTTCGGGCTGATAACGGTGGGAGAAGTCCTGTCCTCTCCCAGCATTTGCGTCGACGGGCGTGCTGGTGAAGCTCGGCCTGTCACCCCGAAGTGCGGCTGCAATGTTCTCGTTCACATCTCCCAGAGTGGCCTGGTGCTTTTCCCATAACCATTGTGGGATCTTCATCAGATACAACCTCTGTGGCTGCATCGTTCCCTCGTACAGTCCGCCAGCTACTGTGCTGACACGTGTGCCGAGGTCAGTTCCCCCGATCGGCCGGCCGTCGCCTGCAAGATCGAAGTTAGCCAGATCGACCTCGTCTTGGTCGACCCAGGTGTAACCGGCTTGCATCGCCTGCTGGATGCGGTCAGGCATGCCCATGAACCAGTGAACGTGGTAGCCCGGGATGTCAGGGGCAGAGAGCCGCTGACGGGGCACGCTCATAGCGATGTAGCCCTGCTCGGCTCCCTCTACGTATTTGAGGGGCGGAGCGGCAATGGATGGGCCAGTCGACTTGGCGATCCGCTCTTGAATAGCACTTGTCATCACTCGTTCTCCCAATAGACCTTGGCGTAATAAGCCTGCCAATCAGCCAGTGTTTTGAAACCCTTACCAACGTGGCGTTTGGAGTCCTTCTCGCATTGTGCCTTAGCATCAGGAGGCAGCTGCGCATAGCTCTTGCCCCTAACCCCTCCGCCACCACCACTGTCACCGGCGCTGCCTCCGGCCTCGCTCTTGTCTACCCTGCGTGTGACAGCTCGTTCAGCGAACCACTTATCCGTCTGCCGCGTGACCTCGTCATAAAAGGCCCGGCCACGAAGGTCATTCCACTTCGGATCCGCTCGCATGTCTTCAGCCATGCCAACACACACGCCTCGCCACTTCCTGTCAGACTCGAACTTCGGGTTGGCCTCACGCCAGGCCAGCCATTCGGGAGTGGGCCCTTGCGGCGTCGTGGTCGGCGCTACAGGTTTCTTCGCTGACTCCGTCCCATTCGTTCCTGCCTGCGTCAGAGCATCAACAATCTCCATCTCCGCATCGACATCGCCCGCAGCTCGAGCGGCCTTCAGCTCGCCGAGCAGTTTGTTCCTCGCCTCTGCCACCTTGCGTTTGGTATCGGCCGAGTGGAATTCCTTGAGCGCCTCCATCGATTCCTGCAGCCCCGACATAGCAGTTTCCTGCGCCTTGAGCCGACGCAGCAGTTCCTGATTCGTCTCCGTCAGCTTGCGATTCTGAGCCCGAGCCATGGGCAGCTGGGCCTCGGCCATGGCTAGATAGTCGGCGGCCGGCTTCCACTTCGCCTTGTCGCCAGGAAACTCGGCCTCGTCCTGCCAACCAACCAAGCGAGCATCCGCCTCGATCTCGGCCTCAGTTCGTTCCTGCGCTTGCGCGTGATCATCAGGCATGTTGATCTCCCAGCAGTGGATGATCGAGATCAATCACGCCGTAGATGTCCCTGTGATTGATGAACCGATATAGCAATCCATCCTTACCATCCCGCATGGAGCCTGACATCGCGGCCACGATTACAGGATCGCCAACCTTGCACCGGAGACCTCCCTCATCCTTGCCACACTCTGAAC